TATTATCAGCCAGCCGGAAAGCTCTGATCTGCTCGTCACTCAGGTCATCGGCCACGATGCAAGGGACCTTCTCCAGGCCCAGCTTTTTGGCAGCCTTGTGTCTGGTGTGACCGGCTACGATGACCCCCTGGGCATCTATCACGATTGGGACCTTGAAGCCAAACTCCTTGATGGAGGAGGCCACAGCGTCCACGGCCTGGTCGTTGTCCCTGGGGTTATTTTCGTATGGGGTAATCTCGTCCAGCCTTTTCCATACGATGTCCACGGCTATACCTCCTTTTCCGGGCTCAGAAATAGCAACAGCGGCAGAAAGCCCGAAGGCCTTTCTGCCGCTGTGTGCTATTTCTCTATTGTCTGAGATTATATCACAGTAAATTGCACCAGTCTATTGCATCTTTTTTGCACCGATAAATTGCACGGAAGGGGCACCGAGGAGGCCTATCGAACAGCCTCAGCCCCGTAAAGCCAAACAGCCATACGCTGCACCAGCCGCTTGCGGTTCCGCCATACGGTGGAGGTATCACAGTGCAGCCCATCGGCCACGGCATCGTCGGGCAGATTTTTGAAATAGCGGCCAGGGATAACGGGGTAATACTCATCCTCCTGGACGGTCCGCAGGGCCCCGTGGAGTGCGTCGATTTCATACTTATCGGAGGCAATCTTGGCTTCCAGGTCAATGACCTGGGCCTCGAATATCTCCTCCTTGGTCAGGCGCACCCCCGTCTTGAAGAAGCGGGTAATGCTCTTATCGCGCTCCCTGGGCCCGTAGGCCTTCAGCTCGGCCAGCTTCTCCAGGTCATCCCTGTATTTCAGCTCCAGCGTGGGGAGGCCGTACAGACGGCGCTCGGTGGCTTTGAAGGCGTCCTTTGCGGACCTCTCAGCAGACTGGCGGCCAGCTTCAACGGCCCGCCGGATGATTTCCTCCACGCTATTCTGTTCAACGGTCTTTCGGCTCCCCATTGACTATGTGCCCCCTTCGTGGTATAGTTTCCTTGCCACAGGTCGTTCCCTCCTCGGAGGGGGCGGCTTTTTTTATTCCTCCGGGGCCTTTCCAGCTCCACCCACGATGACCCTGAAGGAGGCCCGGAACTTCCTGGCCTTACGGTCATCAGCTTTGTCCTTGGCCTCCTTCGAGTGCTCAGACATCTTGTAGTGCTCACAGTTCAGGCGCTTCGTATGGACAGCTCCGGGAATAGACCCTATGAACATGATACAAGCGTCGCAGTAATAGCAAGGGAAAGAGGCCTCGCCGGGCCTGGTGTTCAGGCTCTCCCCATTATTGGCACAGGTGAGACAGAGGCAGTTTTGGCAGCTCATTCTACGATGGTCCAGTCATCCGCCAGCATATCAGCTTGGGAGGCCAGCCACCCCATCTGGACGCCAGAGGTCCCGACAAAGGCAAAAGCGTGGTTCCCGATAGCCTCATGGTTGGCATTGACGGTTTCCCCGCCGGGGGAGGTATAGGAGATTGCGGACGCCAGCTCCACATACTGGCCCTTTCCGTTCCACCCCTTGCGGGCAATGCGTTTGCCCTTCCGGGCAGCCTCGATTGCAAGGCCGAAGTTCATGTGCTCAGTGGGGCGGTACGCCTCCTGGAAGGCCTCCAGGGGGCTCCAGCTCTCGTATCCGTCAGGGTAGCGGACCCTGTACCCGTCCTCCACCTCAGCAAAATTGGTGAAGGCCTCCCGCGCATCAGTGGTGATTTGGTAGTCGCCCCCAGGGTTCCGCACACGGTATGCGGGCTCAGCCTCAATGAGCTTGGTTCCGATGTACTGTTTCATGGTCAATCGTCCTTTCTGAAAATATCCACCAGCCGTTGCCAGAGGCCCCGGTGGGCGGTCTCCACACTAAAGGCAGGGGCAGGGCCAGGCTCCGGGAGACGTGCCCACAGAGCGTCCATGACCTCGGCCCGCTCTCTTTTCTCCAGGGGGCGCGCTGGAACGAGCCCCATATAGGCAATGCCCTCCAGTTCCGACACCCGGCGCTCCAGGGCCCGGAGGCGCTTTTCCCGACGTGCGCTCACTTCTTCGCCACCTCCACCATGAGGTCCATCAACCGCTCCTTGGCCTGCTTCAGGGCTCGAAGGTTCTGCTTGGCCTTCTTCACGGTCTCAGGCATGGCCGCTTTCATGGCAGGGTGCAGGCTCTCCAGGATGGCAGAGGCGGCAGGGTTGGGGTGGGCCTGGGCCTCAGCCGAGGCAATCATCCTGTCGAGCTCCTGAAGCAGCTCCCCGTCGCTCATCTTTTCCGGCTTCTTCTTTCTGAACTCCATCGTTCTCGTCCTCCTCATTTCTCTGGCATCTTAAACAGCTTGGGCGGCTCAAACATCATCGGCTGAACATAGCCGCCTGGATGGGTAAGGATAGGGCCGCCCGAGCATCTGTAATACTTCGCATACTCTTCCGCGATTTCAGCTAAAACAGCCACGGCGCGAGTGGTGTCCTCATATTCCCCCAGCAAATTGGTGTCCTTGTTCAGGTCCACGGCCAGGACCTCGGACCCGGCATTGAAAATGCGGACGATATGGTCCACGTTCAGAAGGACAGTTTTGTTTTGGGATACAATCAGCATTTTCTCTCCTCCAGTCCCTCCAGGAACAGCAGGACCCCCGGCCCCCCGAAGGTGATCCGAAAGGGCTCTGCCTCCTGGACAGTTATGTATTTGTGCCCATACCGGGCTTTCATGCTTCGCCAGACTTCCCAGGGGACCCGGAAGAAGTCCTGCCCAGAGAAGGAGCAGACCACAAAGGCGGCGGCCCCATATCTGAAGGCCCTCTCCAGGCGGTCGGCCTGTTCGGAGGTCACCCGGTCCTGCTCCATCCTGGGGGTGTCGGTGTGCTTGGCCTCGAAATTGACGGCCAGGCCGCCCCGGAGGAAGCCCTTGAAGTCCGCCTGGGCCTTCTTCACATAGACCGCGACAAAGTGCCCTTTCCCCATATTCTTGATGGGCTTCATCTCCTCCGGGGTCTTTTCAATATCGGCCACACCCCGGCCCCGGTAGTAGTCACAGGCCGCCCTTATCAGGTCCTCGAACTGGGCTCCCCGGTGCCGGTTGAGCTGGTTCTGGCGGCGGAGGAGAAGGGCTTTCTCTGTCTTGGTCATGCGCTCACTTCCTTGGCTCGTAGGTTATCTCCGGCAGCCATTCATACCGCTTCTCGAAGGGAATAAACTTCTCCGGCGGGCAGATGTTCTGCATGATGGCGTCCATCTTCACCCTGGCGTAGTCGGCCTCGGCGTTCTTGGTCAGGGCGTCAAAGAAGCGGTCGTAGTTGGCCTCTACCGCCAGCAGCACCCGCATGAGGCGTTTGTACCCCAGCACGTCTTTCCCCATCACGGCGGGGTCATTCAAGGCGATTATGAACATATCCGTCATGTACTGCTGATAGGTCTGCTTGTAGGCCTGCTCCATAACACCGTCCCTGGCCTTCCGGCGCTTCAGGTATCCGCTTTGCTTTGCCATGCGGGGCCCTCCCTTCAGTAGGACACGGCCAGGGCCCAGGGAGCGTCCATGTCGTAATCGTCATCCATCACGAAGGGCCAGACCTTCAGCTCTCCGCCCAGGTCAACATCGGTGAAGTGGGTCCGCAGATAGGTGCCGGCCCTCTCCTTGGCCTCCTCCTCGGTCAAAGCGATAACCACGCCGCTGACCTGTCCATCGTAAAATCTCCATAGGTCTTTCATACCGCCACCGCCTTTTCAAGTTCTGCCATCGTCGTGATGGTCTGACCGCACCATTCAGGGAGATTGGCCCTGACCAGGGCCGTGGCAAAGGGAGGGGGCACGGCGTTCCCGCACCTCGCCACCTGCTTGGCCTTCCCGTACTCCTTCCCGGTATAGTCCCGGTCGATGATGTAGTCATCAGGGAAACCGTTTGCCCGGTAGAGCTCCCTGGGGGTCAGCATACGGAGGCCAATGTCAGCCAGGTAATACAAGCTGCCGGCGATCTGAAACAGGATGACCTCGTTCTCCTTCAGGTCATATCCGCAATATGTATTCAGCAGCTCCAGGATTTTGGGCCAGTTCTTCAGGTCGGCCCCAGGGGATACAGGGGCCACCACCGTAGAAACCACGCCGAAATGCCCACCCCCGGCAGTGATGGTCTGAACCGGCTCAGATACAGGGCCGCCCAAGTTCGTGCCCTTCAGCTTGACCATGTGAGCCATCTGGACGGCATTATGGTCGATGGAGGTCACCGTGGGGAGTGGTTGGGACATTTCTGCCCCTACCACGCCCCCGTAGAACTTGGATAGGCTGGCGGCCACCACCCCCTCGCGGTCCTTTGCCGTGATGGTGTGCAGGGGCTCTCCGGCGCCCTGGCCGGTTGCCGTGCCGTAGTATTTCTCCAGACAGACGGCAGACAGGCCGTAGCGGTTGGAGGCGTCCACGGTCAAGAGAGGGGCGTCAAGCCCCTGACCCCTCACTCGCTCCCCCTGCTCCGTGTGGTACTGCACTAGGCTTGCGGATAGGAACATCTGGCCCCCGCCGCCCCCGGTCCGGGCGGTGTCCACGGGCTCAGAGGCAGGGTGCCCGGTGGAGTTAGTGGTGTTGGTCACGGTCCAGGGGGCCAGCACGGGGGAGGCTACTCCATACCCATGCTTGGCGGTCACGGTCTGAAGGGGCTCCCCGGGGTCCTGCCCCCGGAACTCCCCCGAGTGATTGACCACCACCAGGAAGGGGGAGGCGGTCTTGATGACGAACTTATCCACCCCACGGGCTACACGGGCCATCGTATTGGGACGTAGGGGACGCTGTGCGGTCAGGTTGTACTTCTCCCGGATACTTTCCTTGGTATCAAAGATGGAGGGCGTAGGGAGGCTCCAGTCGATGATTTCGGCGGCGCTCCTCCAGGGCTTCCTCAGCCCCGCCTTTACCTCCGGGCTGTCCGCCGGGGCGTGGGTTGGGGTGGGCCACACAATAGGCCGCCCGTCACACCTGGCAATCAGGAAGAACCGCTTGCGGGTGGTGGGAGCTCCATAGTCGGCGGCCACCAGCTCCCGCCACTCCACGTCGTAGCCCAGGTTGCGGAGTTGGTCCAGCCATTTCCTGAAGGTCTGGCCGGTGAGCTTCTTCACGGGCTTGCCCTTACGGACAGGCCCCCAGGTCTGGAACTCCTCCACATTCTCCAGGATGATGACCCTGGGGCGGACGGTCCCGGCCCACCGCAGCACAATCCAGGCAAGCCCCCGTATGTTCTTGTCCACGGGCTTCCCGCCCTTGGCTTTGCTGAAGTGCTTACAGTCAGGGGAAAACCAGGCCAGCCCCACCGGGCGCCCCCGGCAGACCTCCACAGGGTCCACGTCCCAAACACTGGCCTGGTAGTGGGTGGTGTGGGGGTGGTTGGTGCGGTGCATCAGGATTGCGTCCGGGTCGTGGTTGATGGCAATGTCCACCACCCGGCCAGTCGCCAGCTCCATGCCGGTGGAAGCCCCACCCCCGCCGGCAAAGTTGTCCACGATGATTTCATCAAGGAGGTTGATTTGGCCGGTGCTCATGGGTGGGCCTCCTCTCCATCAGGAGGACGGCGGTACAGGGCCCATCTTGCTCCATAGTCTACGGTGCTGTAAAACTCGTTGGTATTATCCAGGTCTGTCAGGAAAAGCCCCGTTTTACCAACTTCCCCGATGAGCACATAGTATCCTGTTTTTCGGTAAAGGTCTTGATACCATGCCGGTGTCTCATACGCTCTTTCTATTTCCTCCAGTGTTAACATCTCATTCGTAGTATGCAGATTGGGGGCTTCTCTTACCATTGTGGCAGCTTGGTTCCACACCTGGGAGGGGAACACTTTTTTCTGTTTTACATAAGGGTCTGCCAAGCTCCAAAACTTGCAGAAAAGAGCGTCCCCATCAATCGGTTTCACAGGCGGCCACCTCCTCCCATTCTTCTCAGATAGGGATTAAAGCGTGGGTCCCGGAAAATGTCCAGGGGCTTTCCATCCTCCAGAAATTCAAAATGGATAGAGTTGAATGGCAAGGTGTACCCCTCCAGGTAAACCGACGTACTGCTTTGCCCCATTACGAAGTGAGATACCTCATACTCCCTCTTTACTTCAAGGCCGCAGCTTTGGACCCTCTCCTGGTCGAACTCGGTCCCGCACTTGGGATACAGAAACACAGCCTTGACGCTCATTTGCGCCCACCTCCTTCCCATTTGCACCCCAGCCGGAGGGCGAGCATACGGTCCCGCACCAGTTTGTCAATGACCCGCCCAGTGCTCCCGCAGCCCTCCATGTCGGCCAGCTTCTCCAGGTTCCCCATGGTCTGAGCGGTGATGAGCACGCTCAGGCGGCGGAGGTTCTTTTTCTTACTCATGGGCCGCGCCCCCTTTCCAGTATTCGACGAAGTAGGCGTACTTGGTAGACTTAGGGTTCGGCTTCTCCCTCACCTGCCGGACGGCATACCCATTTCGGGCCAGAATGACCACCAGGGCGTCCCGGTCCTCTGCCTTCTCGCACTCTATCCGTGCGGCGGTAATCATCCCTCCGGCCATACCATACCCTCCGGGTGCTCCCGGATAAGCTCCGGGCCCCACACGTCTTTGAGGCTGTCCTTCATAAAGACCTTGGCGCCAGTCAGGGCGGCAGCCTCCACGATTTTCTCCACCCATTCCCGGCGGGGCTGGTGATCTCTACTGCCCGGCCCAGTCATGGCCCCGACGATAATCCAGCGGACACCGCCGAAGCTCCCCAGGCCGGGGTCGATGTCCTCCAGCAGAGGCTCAATGCTCAGGAAGGTGTTGAAGTGGACACTCTCAGCAAAGGCCGGGGCTCCTTTCCCGGTCACCGTCGTTCCGTACCAGAAGTTCGGCTCCGCCGGGAGCTTCCCGGCGTTGGCGAGGTCGCAGTAGCGCCGGGGGTTCTTTGTGAGGAACAGATAGGTATGCTGGGGCGCCCGCTTGCAGGCCTCGAAAATCTCCTCTATCCAGGCCTCCGGGACCCACTCCCCGAATAGGTCCCCCATGCTGGACACAAACACCCGAGAGGGGATAAAACGCTTTTCGGGATAGCTCAGGGTGTAGGTGTGGTAAGTAGGGGCAAAGCCCTTGGGGTAAGGGGTGCTTCGCACATAGGCCCCGGCCTCATCCACCAGCCGGGAGGGGGTATCGGCCACAAAGAGGCCAGACCCCTTGGGCAGGAACTCCAAGGGCTCAGGCTCCGGCCTCTCGCATACATGGGGCGCGAAGCGGGCAATGAAGCGCCTGGCATAGCAGTATTCGCACCCATGGCGGCACCCGGTAACGGGGTTCCAGGTATGCGTCGCCCACTCGATTTTTGTTTTGTGAAGGTTCATGGTTATTTCTCCTCCGTCTCATTCAGCCCGCCGGTATCAAACAGGCTGTATTGGTTCTCGGCCATCTTCCGCTCGGCCTCCTCCCGGCGCATCTTCTGGAGGCAGCAGGGCCCGTATCCGTCCCGGAGGCCCTGCTTGCTGGTCAGGAGGCCGCCGCACCGCTTACACCGGCGGGCGGGGATGGTGAAAACTTCATTCCTCGGCTCGTCCATCTTCGTCCAGGAACTCCCGAAGGTGCTTCAGCTTCAAGCACTCGTCCACGCTGTTGTCACCGAAGATGACCTCCATTTGGTTGAGCATGATGGACACGTCGGCCCGTTCCTCATTGATGCACTCCAGAATGTCGCCCAGGTCCCCATGGCCGAAGTCCTTATAGCGGATATACTTCAGCAGGGCCTTGGTGAGCTCGGCCATCTCCTCAACGGTCTGGAGGATTTGGGCCTTCTCTCCAAAATGCTCCACGGCCTCCTCATAAAGGGCCATCTCCCGCTGCTCCGGGGTCATCTCCACAAGTTCAAATTCCATCGTCATTTCCTCCCGTTCTTGGTCTGGTTGGTTTTAGCTCTAGGCAGGACCTGGCCGCAACGGTCCGGCCCATTCAAGCAGGGATTTTTGCAAGCCCCGCTTGACTTAAAACCGCAATCAGCGCAGCAGACATTCCCACGCCGGCGGTCACAGTTGAATATGGTGCAGCCTCTAGGAAATAATCTCCCCATACCTTGCCCCCTACTTCTGAAGGCTCCTCACGCAATCCCTGGCGGTATCCAGGGCGTCCAGGGCCTCCTCGATAGCCTCGTCAGAGCGGCGGGCCTCAGCCTGGATTTTCTCCAGCAGATACTCGGTCAGGCTTCCGGGCTCCACCTCCAGGGAGTAGGCGGGGCGCTCCGGGTGCTCGGCGTTGTACTCCTCGATTTTCTTCTTCAGCTCCTCCGGCCCCCAAGCTGCAGGGGCAAGGTGGTGGTGGACGATAGCCCCGTCCTTGCGGTAGTAAATCAACAGCGGCACGGTCATTCCTCCTCGGTCCGCTCGAAACGGATTTTCATTTGTGCCGGGTACAGGTCCACCTCTGGACGCCGTCTCCCGGTCCATCTCAGGCCCCCGGCCTTCCCGACGCACTTCCACCCGGCAGCCTTCAGGCTTGCCCCTGTTTCACTCTCCAGAATGTATGTCACCACACGCCTGTACCCCATAGCCCTGGCAGCTCTCCAGGCGGCCGCATAGAGCATTGAGCAGGCATTGTGTGTGCCATCAGTACAAAGACGGGTGACTTCCAGGGTCCAGCCGTCGTCCAGAAAGCGTCCCACCGGGCGGCCTACGATGGCAACTCCCACGACCTTCTCCCCGTCGGATACCCCTATGGAAAATTTGTGCCCCACCACAGGCTTGTGGTGACGGTGGTGCTGCTCCACAAAGGCATTGGCCTCCCGGAGGGTCATCGGAATAAGTTCGAGCATACTACCCCTCCAGATACGGGTCCGGGAGGCTCCAGTCCCAGGTGCGCCCCTGGTCCTTCTCCCACTCCGTCCTGAAGTGGTTCCGCTCTCCGTCCCCCTCGAAGTACAGGTATCCGGCCGGCAGGGTCCGGCCCACATCGGAGGCCCCGGCCTTCTCAGCGGCCCACCGGAGGCACACATCTTCGGCCAGCTCCACGAACTCAGCTTCCACGGGGCTGGCAGGGTCCCAGGCAAATTGGCTGTGGTATGTAACCACCTGGGAGATGGTGTCGCCCCAGGTCCCGGCGTCCACTCGGTTGAGGATACACCACACCACGGCGGCCTGTTCCGCCCGGCTCTCCACGCCCCTGGCCTCGGCCCACACGGTCTGAGCTATCAGCTCCAGCTCGGCCTCGGTCCAGAGTACCGGGGCCTCGGCTTCTCCTTCCGCTGCCTGGGCCATTTCCCGCCCGCTGGAGGGCTCTGCCTGAACGAGGGTAATTTCCCACCCAGGAGACGGAAGCGCGGCTTGTGCGCTCTGCTGGGCCCCTTTCTGAACGCCCTGGTAGTTCTCCCCCTCAGCGGGGAAGGAGAATGACAGCAGGGCCAGGGAGGAGAGGGCCACCACCAGCACCACGCCCAGCATGGGGCGGCGGCGCTTTGCCAGCCTTCGTCCTCCTCTCGGTCTGATCTGATTTCTCATCGGTATTGAGAACTCCTTTTCTCGTCGTATTCATGCGCTTGCTCCACGGTCTTGATGCCCCTGGCCCCCAGGTTCCTATACACTCCGGCGATATAGTTCCAGTTGACAGCCCCAGCCCTTGACGCCGCCTCGAACGCATAGGCCAGCAGAGCCTTCCGCTCCTCTGGGAAGCTCATGGTCCACTCACCATCCTCGTCCTGCCTCTGGTCCTTGATGTAGAAAAACACCCGCTGGCGGTCCCGGTCATCAGGGGACCGCCCAGGCCAGTACGCGGCGAACAGGTCACGGGTGATTTTCGCAAGCTCCCTCCCGGCGGCTTCAGTCCATCCGAAGTAACGCTCCGGGGCCTCCACGTCCTCCATGTACTCGGCGCCCTCCTCATAGGGAAGCCCTGCGGCGTCCCCTTGGCTCTCCTGGAGCTCCACCATGGAGGGAGGTATGAGCCTGTATGTGCTCGGCTGCCCCTTCACCCCCTGAGAGAACTCCAAGAGGCCAGCGTCGGAGAGGGCGGTTCGGGCTTTGAGGAAGGTGTTGATTGAGGCCCCAATTAGCTGTAAGGCTCCCTTTTGGTCGAGCTGTATTGAATCAGGCCAGCGTTGCCGGTTCGCCTCGCGCATCAGTTTGTACCATAGGAGCTGGGCAGTTCCAGGGAGGGGATGCCGGTCCATCAGCCGCTCGAAAGCATTGATTTCGGTCAGATAGCGCACCCGGCAGCCCCTCCCTCCATATCACTGCTTTGGCGTCAGCTCAGGAGGTCACACCGTCATGCGCTGCTGGCCGTCCTCTGCGCCTTTATCTTCAGGGGGCTTGGTCTCCCCATCCTTGGTGGGCTCCTCCGGCCCCCTCACGATTTCCCCGGTGGCCGGGTCCACGTCGTAGTCGGCCTCCACATACACGTTGGGGACCTCGTACATATCGGCGCTGAGGTCATTCTTGATGACCTCGTCCTGGGTCACCGCCCGCATGAACTCAGACTTCAGGGGGGCATACTTCAGCACCCGTTTGAGCACGGTCTTTTTCGCCATCTCCTCGAAGTTGGTCTGCCACGGGCCATTTTGGAAGGACTTGCTGTATCTCTGGGCATGGGCCCGGACATCAGCAATGGACATGACCTCGTATCCGTAGCCCCCATCCTTGGTGCGGAACATGGCGTAGACATACTTCGGGTTGCCCCGGTTCTCCATAGCGGGCCGGTGTACCAGCTTCGGCTCCAGGCCGAAGGAATACTCGAACTCGTCATTCTCATAGACCACCTGGGCCATGACGGTGGAGACTTCCCCGGAGCGGTAGGCCAGGTCGAGGAGGCCTTTATACCCAAGCTGGAACTGGCATTCGAGGGCGCGGGCCTTACTGTTCCAGAAGGGAATGAGGTAGGCCTGCCCCAGGGGGGTGTTGGGCTCCACGCCGAGCTGGGCGGCGGTCATCATAGCCCCCAGGAAGGATTGCGGAGTGGTCTCCGCCAGCTTCGGGTTGGTGGAGAGGGCAGACAGCACAATGCGGCTGAACCGCTCCGGGGTCATCACGGCGGGCAGAGCCTTCTTGATTTCCCCCTGCATCTGCTTGATGTACTGCTGCATGGTCGGGCCTTCAGAGGTCCGGGCGGCGGCGGTTTCCTGGGCGCGCCGCTGGATGGTATTATTAGCTGCCATGGTCAAATAGCCTCCTTGTTAACAGTGATCCGAAGCACCCTAGATTCGCTGGTCTTATAGAACGGGGACAGGTCAATATTTGGGTGCGCTTTCTCAAAGGCCGCGGTCTGGAAGGTCCGGCGGGTCTGGGGCCTCCAGGTAATCCCGTAGCCTTTACAGGCCCCCCGCTCGGCCTCCTTCAGGTCCAGCTTGATGGTGTTCTCGATTTCTTCCTTCCGGCCCTTCAGGGCCTCCATCTGCTCCTTGATGCCGCTCCACTCCTGAAGCAGCCCCTCCCGGCCAAAGAGCTGGACAATATCAGCGTCCGAGCTCTCCCGGTAAATGGTCTGGAGGGTTTCAGAGGTGGGCTCGGTCCCATCAACGGATGGTGGGGTGTCCTTCTCCACCAGCTCCCAGAACTCCCCTTCGGCCTTCATCAGGGCGTCGATTTCGGCCTGGTCCCGCTCCAGCACGAAGTTGAACAGGCCCCGGCCAAACACCAGAACGGACAGATACCAGCGGTCGTAGCCGGTGACGGCCAGGTAGTGGACGCATTGGACGTAATACTTCACCGGGAACTCCACCCCCTGGAACTGCTTCACGTCCAGGGTGGAGGTGGTCTTACACTCCAGGCCAGCCCGTTCCCCAATAACTTCCCGGTCAATATCAGCATGGGCGAAGGGATAGAGCTCGTTGTAGAGCATGGCGTTGAGCCGCCGCACCTTCTTCCCGGTGGCCTCCATCCACCGTCGGGCAACGTAGCCCTCCAGGTCCCGGCCCAGCCTCATGGCCTCGGTGTCCGGCTTATCTGGCAGCCTCCCGGTCTTATCAGCCCACACGCTCACGGGGCTGGACCACTTAGACAGGCCGATGATGCCGGCGGCGTCAGACCCGCCAATGGTGTGCCTCCGCTGCTCCAGCCAGTCCTCCCGGCTCATACCAGCAGTGGACACTTTCTTGATACCTCGCATTGGTCACTCCTCCTCGTAGTAGTCGTACACGTCCTTGGCCGTCAGGCAAACGTCACAGCCCACGGGCTCCCGGACAAAGTTCAGATAAACCGTCTCGCACTCCTCGCCGCAGATAGGGCAGGTGTAGGCCTTCGGCTCCATCCCCGGCGGGTAGCCCGTCCGCTCACAGGCCACGATAACGGGGTGGTCCGGCACGTCCCATCTGCTCATTTCTTGTGGAGGGAGGGGTCGAAGGTGATTTTGGTCTGGTCTGCGCTATTGAGGTTCCAGAGAGGGGAGGTCTTATCCACAACGGCCTTTTCGAGCAGGCCGTCGAAGATAGCGCCCTCCACCGGTCCAATCTCCCTGATGCTGGCGCAGATGGTCCCGATAGCCAAAAACGCCTCGGTGAGCAGCTCCTTGAAATTTCCATTGACGGCCACCATTACGTCGTGGCCCTCTCCCTTGGGGTTTACATTGACTTCAATCATGGTTATTTCTCCTCCTTTTCAGGTTTCCGCCAGACGGGCGAATCCTTCCGCTGGACGCCAGCCTTCACCATCTCACGGAAGAAAAACAGCTCACTCGGGCTGCAGGTCTGACGCAGGGTATCGTAAATGCACTGGATGGCATTGAGGGTCTGGTTGCAGATGTCATTGAGGTTCCCTTCCGCCTCGCAAGAGCACTCCAGCTCGTCCTCTTTCTCCTGAACGGTCACTTTCAGAATGGGTTATTTCTCCTTTCAGCAGCCGCTTGACAGCGGCAGGTCGGTGTGGTACAGTAAATGTGGTTATTTCTTCATGGAGCCGCTTCACCCGTTCCCGGCGGGTGTGGCGGCTTCAGCCATTCCCGCCCGCATACCGAGCAGCAACATATCGTTTATGGTCTGGTCCAGCTCCCGGAGGAAGGCCAGGGCGTTCTCGAAGTCCGCCTTCTCCCCGGCGTCGATTTGCCCATCAAAGGCAATGTCCTCCAGCCGGTCGGCAATCTGCTGGGCCTCATCCAGCATACGGCTGACCCTCAGCGTGGCGAACGGGAGGGGGCGGTCGGTGACGGCCTTCCCGGTCCTCTTTCCGATGGGGCAGTCCGCGCAGTAGTGGACCAGGATTGACGGGTCCCGGTACTTCTCGGAGTAGAGGATGGCGTCCTCCGGCTCCATATCTACGTCGCCCCGCTCATGCCGGCCTATGGTCTCCGGGGAAAAGGGTACAGCCATAGACGCAGCCACCCGGTTTGCATATCCAGCCCTTGAACGTGCCTCCCGCAGATACGCGGGGGGCTTTTTTGCTTCTGTCACAGGCATAGTGCAGAGCCTCCTTTCTGGTATCATGGGAATGGTTGCAGGGGGTCAGCCCTCGACGGGCGGCGCCACTTCACGGGCGGCATACATTCCAGCGGAATTGAGCTGCCTCTGCCACGCCTTCTGGGACGGCGCCCACCTGAAGCCGTTTGCCTTCAGCTTCGCCCTGGTATCCGCATCAGGCTTCTCGTCATAGATGAGCTGGACCCGGTTCTCCTCGGTGTTCACCACCACCTGGCCCCCATCAAAGGTCCACCCTTCAGGCGGAGCCTCCTTCAGCTTCTCCAGGGAGGCAATGCGCTCCCGGATACGCTTGATGTTCGCCAAGTTGTTGGACAGCTCATAGGCCGGATAGCCGACCCTCCCGCAGAAGTCAGGGGCCCGCAGCTCGGTAATCTCGTCAGGGGCGTAGCCCAACTCCTTCAGCTTGGCATCCCCCTTGCCCCGGTCCTTCATTCGGATGGCGGCGTTGGCCGCTTTCATCAGTTCCTGGTGCTTCTCCAGCTTCTCCAGTTTGAGCTTTAGCTTCTCAATGGCCTGTGGCTCATCAGAGGAGATGCCACCGGTACCCACAGAGCAGATTCGAGAAATAAGGCCCATGATTTCCTGGTACTCCTTCATGTTCCGCTCGGATGCCTCATTCTGGCGCTGCTTCTTCCTGACAGGGAAGTTAGACCCTCCAGAGATAAGGACCGAGGGGCACATGGTCCCGATACGGCTCTCTGCATTCAGGTTCTCAGCCAGCCGCCGGGAGAAACTGGCGAGGAGACGGTCCACCTTCTCGTGGTACATGGGGTCGATGCGCTTCTTCTGGCGGTCAGCAATCATAGAGGCCTCGTCCACACGGACCCTGTACTGCCACGTCTTGGACCCCTTCTGGTAGTCCCTGAAAGACATCATCTCGTGGGCCCTTCTGGCAGCCTCCTCGTCAATGGGGTAGTAGCTGGGGGACGGTCCGGGGACCAGGGCGAAGTTGGTTACATCGAAGGCAGGCAGCTCCTTCTCGTATTCCACGAAGCCATAGAAGCGGCCGCAGATACCCTCGAAGGCAATCCCGTTCTCCCCATAGTGGCCCACGGTATCAGGGATGGGGCGGGGAGGATATTCCATGATGCCATCCTTATTTAGTTTGGTAACATAGTATCGGTGCACCTCACAGCACCCCCCTGATCTGAGCCTTCTTCGGCTCGGTAGACTTCCCAGCGAAGCAGTTGCCGCAGTAATGCCAGGTGTCGCCCTGCTTCTGGAAGGTGGCGAAGGTGGCCTTCCAGTGTCCCGTCTCCGGGTCATACTCATGGCTGTACGGCTCCCCGCACTGGATGAAGCCCCTCTCCTGGCGCACCGGCGGCAGACAGTTCAGGAACTCGTCCACGATGCGCTCCTCCACAGCGTCACCAGGGGAGGCGGCCTTCTCGAAGCTCCCGGCAGCTTCCCAGTCGGCGTAGGTGACCAGTTTCGGCTCCCGGCAGTTGCAGGTCTCCCCGGGGTCCAGGTGAGCCCCACACACGGGGCACTCCTTGAAAATTGACATGGTTATTTCTCCTTTCGGTTCTCTCAGGCCGTCCGCGCCCGCTTGCGGGCCGACTTCGGCTCCGGCTCATAGTTCATGCGGCTATCAAAATACCGCCGGTTTACACGCCCAGGGACGGTGAAATAGCCTTGCTCCTCCAGCTCAGAATTGAACTGCTTGATGATGGAATAGGCCTTCGACCTGGACAGGCCGAGCATCTTCATTACGTCCTCGACGAAGTAGAAGGTTTCCTTGGCGGTCCTCATACGGCAGCCTCCTTTCCGCCGCGGTGCTTTTCCATGTAGCCCTTGACCACCGGCACCAGGTCATGGCCGGGGGTTTTGCCGACCATGGCCGCAACAAGGGTGTTCTCCTTGACGCCGGAGGCCTGGGCCAGCTCCCGGACGGTCATTCCCGTCTCGGCCATAAAGATTTTGCACTCCACACCGAACTCAGTTCTCGGCTTCTTCACGCCGTCTCGCCTCCTTCTCTTGTTTTTTGGTCTTGTTTTTGGTATAGTTGGAATGTCCACCGCAATGGTGGGGAAGAAAAGCCACGTCCTGGCCGGTATGGTCGCCGGTGGCCGGCGCAAGCCTTCCCTGGAGTATTCCACCCTCGTCCGTAATGAAGGTGACCTCTCCGCCGCTCAGGTCCACGAATACCGGCTCGGCATCGACCTTCACATAGCCTCCGCGCTCCTGGCTCCATATCCAGTCGATTTGGCCCCCACAGAACTTGCACCGGCTCACTCTGAGCCCTCCTCGTCATCCATCATGGGGAGGCTGTCCAGAAACCGCTCCAGGGGTTTGATGTGGGGGAATATGTAATCGGCCACAAGGCCACCGATGCCAAGGGTCAGAAGGATGGCGGCCACATAGAACAGGAACACCACAGCGGCGTCCAGAGCTTCGGCGGTCACCATTCGTCCGTCTCCTCCCTTCTGGGGGAGGCCCCCCGGCGGACCCCCAGCAGCCCCACGGGGGCGGCCAGGGTCAACAGGGGGACGGATACCTGAACGGCTCCCCCAAACAGGGGCGCCAGCCGGTTCCCGGCCAGCTCCAGGGCCTCCTCAGAGGTCCGGGCCTCCACGGTCTGGACAACCGCCTCCGGGCGGTCCAGGCGGTACAGCTCATACAGTCCCATGGTTTTCTCCTTCCTCAGCGGGCAAACTGGCCCGGATTTCATCATCGAACACTACGCTGTCCCCTCCAGGGAAGCGGTAGATGGCGGCCACCTCGCCGCCGGTCAGCGGCTGGAGGTCTACCAGGTAGGCATCGTGCCCCCGGCTGTGTATCTTCAGGGGCCAGCCGTACCGGGCGCTCAGTTCCTCCCGGTAGCTCATCAGTCCTCGTCCTCCCCGTAGTAGTCCTCCATGCTGCTCTCGTTGTCATCGAACAGGTGGCCGGGGGCGTAGCAGTTACCCCCGTATCCGCTCTCGCAGATGTAGGCCTCCCCGCCCCGGACCTTCAGATGGGACACAGGGGCCGCCAGGGGGTAGTGGGGCTGGTAGGCAATGTTGACCTCCATATCGGGGTCGTGGTCGCAAAGCTCCTCCAGGAGCTCCAGCAGTTCGCAGGCTCTCATTGGTCCTCGTCCTCCTCTCCCAGCTCATCGGTGATGCCCAACTCCGTGCCGGTCTGGATACGGTACAGGGTTTCGATGGCCTTCAGACGCTCCATGTGATGGAGCTGCTGGTCCTCGTTCATGCGGATAATTTTCTGAGCAATCTCTTTCCGCTCAGGGGTGTTCGCCATTCCTTCCACCCGCTCAACCTCCTTGCGGAGGTTGAGCACGGTGTCCCGGATATGCTCCCCAGCGATAGCCAGGATTTCGGTATAGGTGATGACAGGCTCTGCCTTCTTCTTCACCATGATTAAAACTCCTTTCCCTCGATAAAGCGGATGACGTTCTCATAGTGGGCCGCGATGCCCTTTTCCCTCTGGACCACTTCGGCGTCCTCTCCAAAGTCCCAGATATGCCGCTGGATGGTCGTGGTGATCTGCTCCAGCTTCTCCCGGAAGTGGCCCAGGACCCCAGACATATCCGGGAGGGCCACGACCTCAATCTCGGAGTGCTCCCGGTTCCAGGCATTGGCCTGGGCGTTCTTGACCCGGTCATTGGTGAAAACAGCGATAGGCCAGAAGCAGATGTTCCTCGCGGAGCTGCTGGGGCGCCCGTTCTTGCACACCTTCTTCAGGGAGTAGTCGCTTCCGCTCCAGGAGGGGTCGCCGGGGGAGTTGTCCACGAAGTACAGGCCGTTGTCGTTCTTGAAGAAGGCCCCGGTGACCTTCACGACCTGGCCGGTGCAGATTTCTACGCCGTTCTTATCGAGCATGGTTATTTCTCCTTTCATTGGGCCGGGGCTCTCAGGCCCCGGCGGTATGCTTCTGCTTCTTCTCCAGGCGGTCGGCCAAGGCCTCATGGTATTCCTTGGCCCGCTTTGCGTTTCGGTGGTTCTTCACAGCCTGGACAAATTCAGGGGAGACGGGGTCATCGGCCAGCTCCACAATAGAGGCGGACGCCTGTTCCATCTTCTCGCCCCATTCATAGGCGGCATTGCGGGCCATCTGGATACAGTCAGTGAGGTCGTCATCGGAGACAACACGCTCCCGAAGCGCGGTCTCCGTAGCGGAGGCTTCTTCCTTCTCCTTCTTGATGGCAAGGCGGAGGTCCCGGTTGTCAAGTTCCAGGGCGGAGACTTTCTTCTCCAGTTCCTCGGCCTTGCGCTCAGCCGCCTCCGCCCGCCGCTTCATAGAGCAAGCAAAGTCATCCTCGATGTTCTCCTCGGCAATCTCCAGACACCCCTCGAAGGCGGTCCCCACATAGCTGTCCGGGCCCAGGGTATCCAGGATGGCCTTGATTTTCTCCAGGGCCTCACGCTCCTGGTCCTTGGTGGCAGGGGTGTTCTCAGCCACCAGCTCCACACCGAAGATGTCGGGGGCCTTCAGGCCGGTGCCCTTGAAGGAAGCCTTGAAAGCCTTCTCCGCCGCCCGCTGGTCGGGGGCAGTTACCACGGCGTCCTCATAGGAGCTGCCAGGGAACTGGTAAGAGATTTTGTAGGTGTTCATGGTTATTTCTCCTTCTTCAAAATCTAGGTGTTTCTTTATCGGTCTATCATTTTTTAGATTATAGTGCTATTATACAACGAAGTTTTTAGATTGCAAGCGAAAAATCTAAAAAATTATATATTCGTCACTTTGTATAATTGGAGGTCCCGCTTTATGTATAAATCATCAGATGTGGCCGACAGGCTCAAAGATGTTGCACGGCTCAGAGGGGTTACGATGAAAGAGGTTTTGGCTGACTGCGGGCTGAACTATAACATGATGACGGGTATGCGCTCATCAATGCCGAAAGCAGACAGCCTTGCTAAACTGGCAGACCGGCTGGAATGCTCGGTTGACTATCTTCTTGGGAGAACTGCGGAGCTCGCCACAGCAGGGACAGGCCAGGCCGGGGGAGGCCTTCGGGAGAACTCCAGGGAGATGCTGTCCCTTTTTGAGCAGCTCCCGGAGCGCCAGCAACTCATATTGATCGGCCGCCTTCAGGAGATGGTGGCGCCCATGGCCCCGGACGATACCATAGAGACAGCAGCCCCCCGCCGCGACGAGGGGGAGGCCGTATAATCTGGGTGGACTTCAGAAAGGGCCGCTGAGTTTTCCACATTTCGTCCACATTGTTTTCCACATGGGCAGGAAGGCATAAAAAATTCCGTTCAAAATTTGAACGGAATTTAGCCGATTTCCATTCAGTATTTGAACGGAATATCGGGCCTTTCTATTCAAATTGTGAACGGAATACGCCCTTTATACCTTATTTAATTTTAAGACAGTGTATGTATATAGACAATGATTATTATGTTCTCCTCTCCTAGCTGGGAGAGGAAAGCGAAGGAGGTTTTCCACATGGCAGGAATTGACCTTGGGGGTATCCTACGGGATATGTTTGGGAAGGACCCCAGCGAACTGAGCGACAAGGAGCTGGCAGAGAAGGTCGAGGCCATCAAAGCAGCCCCCAAGAAGGAGACGGTATCCTATGAGGACCTTCTTTCCATCCCACAGGATGAGTGGAAGAACTACGACGTACAGATGGTCCGCATAGTCTCAGCAGAGGGAGTGGAGCCCTGCGAATTATGCGCTCCTCTCATCGGGAAGTACTTCACCCTTGTGGATGGACGTTTTTACCTCAACCACGGAAGGGCAAACCACCGGGCCCCTTTCTGCCTGGACATGGTCCCGGCCTTCAGCTCCAGCCAGGGGTGGAAGTGCGACTTGCCAGAATACCCGGCAGAGGGAGTGCCGGAGGCCCCGGGCTATCAGGTCTTTCACAAGTGGGCCGAGGAGGTCTATGGGAGGGACCAGGCGGGGAAATAAAAAAAGCCGCCCCGTGAGGGGCGGCAGTGATCTAAACGAGTGGCTCATCCCTTCTGGGGCTTCCCCAGGGGGACGATTGCCAGGGTTTTCCCCAGGGGGAGGAGGAGCTTCAGGATGGTGTCGAGCTGTGGGCTGGTGTAGCCCTTCTCCATCCGTGCAATGACCGGCTGCTTGACGCCGCTCAGCTCCTCCAGCTGCTTTTGGCTGATGCCCTTCTCCTGGCGGGCCTTGATGAGCTCACCAATGAGGGCCACACGGAGGTCGCTTTCCGCGATTTCCTCCGGGGTGAACATCTCCTTCTCCACATCGTCCCAAGTAGTCCACTTGGTTCCGCCTAACTCAACGCTCATTGTAAACAGCTCCTTTCCTTGAAGTCGGCCAGCTCCCGCTTGGCCTGCTCAATCTCTCTGGCTGGGGTCTTTTGGGTCCGCTTCAAAAATTGATGCAGCAGGACGAACCGCCCGCCGACCACCCCGGCAAAAAGTATCCTGTCCCGGAGGGGGCGTAACTCCCAGATTTCGCCGTCCAGATGCTTGACAAAGGGCTCGCCGGCATACGTTCCATGCTCTCGAAGGACCTTCACATAGTCCTGGATTTTGGACAGCTTGATACGGCTGTCCTTGCTCTTACTCTTGCTGAGTTCCTGCATATACTCCAGGACCGGCACTCTGCCGGAACGGTCCTCGTAGAAGATTATCTCGTGCAATATCTTTCCCCCCTCTGGCTCCATTATACTTAAAAGTTATTGCCCTGTCAATATCTTTTAAGTTATTATTTTAGAGGCCTGTCCGGGGGCTCGGAGGTGGGTTGAAATGCCAGCTTACAAAGACCAGGAGCGCGGCACCTGGTACTGCCAATTCTACTATGTGGACTGGACCGGGAAGCGCAAGAAGAAGAAAAAGAGGGGCTTTGCCAGGAAGAAGGACGCCGAGGCCTACGAGGAGGAGTTCCTGAAAAAGGGGTCCAGGACCTGCAGCATGACCTTCGGCTCTATGGTAGAGCTCTACATGGACGATATGCGCCCCAGGCTCAGGGAAACGACCATGAGAAGCAAGGAGTATTTGATAAAGCTGAAAATCCTGCCTTACTTCCAGGACCTCCAGGTGAACGACATCACCCCGGCCCATGTGCGGAAATGGCAATCCGAGCTGCTGTCGAAGAACTATTCGCCCACCTACGTAAAGACGATATATAATCAGCTCTCGGCCATCTTCAACTACGCCGTCAGGTACTATGGCCTCCGGGAAAATCCGGCCAGGGTCGCCGGCTCCATCGGGAAGAAGAAGGCCCAGGAGATGCACTTCTGGACGCTGGAGCAGTTCAACCAGTTTATCGAGTGCGTCCCGAAGTTCCCGGCCAGGGTAGGCTTCTCGGTCCTGTTCTGGACAGGCCTCCGCATAGGGGAGCTGCTGGCCCTCACCCTGGAGGACATAGACCTGGAGGCTGCCACCCTGACAGTGAATAAGAGCTTCCAGACGATAGACGGGAAGGAAGTGGTCACGGAGCCCAAGACACCGAAGGGAAACCGCACCGTGCCCCTCCCCAAGAAGCTATGCGACATGATCCGGCAGTATGAGGCCGCCATGTATGAGCCTCAGCCAGACGATAGGCTGTTCCCCTTCACGAAGCACTATTTCCACCACCAGATGAACCAGGGGTGCAAGGCCTCCGGGGTGGAGCGCATTCGGCTGCACGACCTCAGACACTCCCACGCCTCGCTACTCATCAACAGAGGGGCCCCCATTCTTCTGGTGTCCGAAAGACTGGGCCACGAGGACGTAGAAACCACCCTGAGGACCTACGGCCACCTGTACCCCTCCACGACGGATGAAGTGGTCAAAAAGCTCGATGATTTGATGCCGTAGAGCCATAGTAGAGCCACAGGCAAAAAAAGAAAGCCCCTGTCCGAACTTTTTCAGCTCGGACAGGGGCTTATTTCATAGCATTTCGCGGAATTTCAAATAATTTTTCAGGCTTTTTTGAAAGCGTCTATTATTCTCACTCTACCGGCGAAGGGTGTTCCGCCGTCTTTTTCCTCATTTTTCGTCCCTCCGTTTTGCCCTTGTGCTGCCCTTTCCTTGTGGTCCATCTCGTCCACGGTTCCCGTGCCCCCATAATAGAGCCACGGGCAAAAATGGGGAGCCACCAGAGGGGCGGCTGGGGGCCGGCGCCTCGGATTGAGTATATCATATCGGGGGGCAGGGCGCAAGGGGAAGGAACGGCGGAAGGCCTCGCCTTACCCCCTAGCTGACCGCACAAGCCGCTTTCTCCTCCCAGGCAGGAAAAGACCCACGGGAAAACCTGGACCCGTTTGAGGGCTTTCAGCGCCGTTCTGGGGCGGCTTAAATTCCGGGGCTATTCTCACTCCCCGTCACAGTTCCAGGCTGCTGGAAGTTGGAGGCCTTCGCCGCGGCATACTTAATGCCCTCCCCGTCGGGCCCCGTATTCTCCGCCCTGCTCTTATCCACGATGCGGACAAGCACAATGGAGATGGCCGTGCCGATGGGGGTGAATACCACAGTCCAGCAGGCCAGGGCGCCGGTGTACTGGTACTTGATGCTCAGGACGGCCAGGACGAAGCCCCCGACCAGTCCCAGAAGCAGCAGAAACACCAGCAGGAAGCCGAGGCAGTTGGTGACACCCATACGCTCCAGGAGGGCAAAGAAGCCGCCTTTCTGAGGGGCCAGCCTCTTGCCGCTCCCCATCAGGCAAGCCCATACTTCTGGGCGAAGCGATAGAACAGCTGGGCGGCCTGCTCACGGGTCAGAGGGCTGCCCCACATATAGTTGGGCTGACCGTCTGCGGTGGTTCCATTGCCGGCGAACAGCCCCTCCCGGACAGCCCACTCCCGGGCCTCCCGGCTCCACTCGCCGCAGTCATTGTCCATGAGCTCCCGCTGGTGGGTGGCCAGGGCCTCCCGGAACATCTGATTGAATTTATCCTGGTCCATATCGTCGTCATCCTCCCTGTTGAACTGTCTGGCATCAATCAGCCAGTAATATTTGGCTTGGCTCCTGAAGGTGCGGATGTCCCCGTTCACACGGGCCGCCTTGGTGCTCGCCGGGTCATTGATGCGAACTTTATCATCCTGCCACCACAGAACAACAAAGTGGCCGCTGGAGGTCCAGAGGCCTTTGTTCATCAGGGCAATGGCGTAGTACCCTTCCTTCAGCTTCTCCACGACCTTCCCGTGGTTCGGATGATCCGGCTTGCCATAGGTATTCGTCCAGTTGAGCATCTGGCAGTCGATACCAAACTCAGCAAACTGCGGAGTAAAGTAGCTGTAATAGGTTCCCTGGTTCAGGGCTTTATACCCATGTGCCATACTCCAGTTACAGGCGTCCTCGGGCGTGAAGGTCTTGCCGGTAATTGTCTCAATCAGCATGGCCGCCGCAGTAGGGCCACAGCCGGAGCCGGCGATGGTTGAGTTTTCCCCCTTCACCCGGTACGGCTTCTTTGCCCATCGCGGGTCGGTCTGGAGGTAGGAAACCGGCTTCTTATTCATAGACTACGCCCTCCAGGGGGAGGAGGCCCTGGGACAGCTCATAGACGGCGGCCTCAATCATGGCATCGAGCCTCGCTTCATCTACGGTCACGCCACGTTCCCGCAGCCACTCCAGGACGTAGGCCTTCTTCTCCTCACCACGCCCCTGGCCCTTATAAATCTGCTCGGCAGCAGAAACGGCAATTTTCACCCACGCATTGATTTCCTTCTGCTGCTCGGCAGTAGTCTTGCTCTTGATGTAGGGCACCAAAACGCAGGTAATGATAGCGCCCACCAGGGCGAGAACAGCTTCTACGACAGAGGTCACGTCGAATGTCATAGTAAATTCTCCTTTCAGTCATCCAGCAGGGCGGAAATGCCCTGTCTATCCAAAAATTCTTTCTGTTTATGCTTGATGTTGGTGGCATACTCCAGGGCGGTTCGCATATCCCCATTGCAATGTGCATCAGGGATACGCTGCACAGCCTTGGCCGTGGCCTCCCCCAGGGCAATGGAGGCCCTGGTGCTCTGAACAATGATGAGGAAAAGGTCCTGCTGGTCCTTCAGCCTCTTGGTCTGGGCTGCGTCCTTTTCCTCAATGCGCCCCTTCAGCCGCCAGACGATGAGGCCCATAATCGCACTCGGAATGCCCATGGCAGCTACAAAGGCCAAAAGCAGCTCGCCAATTTCAATTTGGACCACTGGTATCACCCCCTTTCGTATAGAACTCTCCGCCGACGAGCCGCCTGTAATGCTCGTCGGCGGCAGCAAGCTCATCCTCACCAAAGGCGGCGCCAAGTTCACCGAGGCGCAAGTTCATGGCCCGGATGATGGCGTTCTGCTCCTCAACAAGGGCGCAGAGGCTTTCGATGATCTGGAAGCCGCTCACAGTCCACCGCCTCCTTACCAGACAGAGGGGGCCCCGACCAGTCCAGCAATATACCGAAGGTCCGGGATTGGGGCATTGAAAAAGGCGTAATTCCAGAGCCACCAGTCCGCGTGTTCAGGCCGCCGGTATTTCTGGCAGAGGGCGTCCCCCCATACCTTGTCCCATCGGGCCTGATACCCGGCGTCCCGCTTCTCCAGTTTGGCCTTGATGGAGGTCACGAGCTTGCCCCGGAGTTTTCCCTGGCCGTCATCATCTCTGGAGAAAAAGTCGAAGGCATTTTGGCTGGTCACCCCACAGACGGCAGCTCCACGCCAAAAAAGAAGGCCGTCCTGCTCCTCCAGGACGGCCCCCCACGGGATATTGACAGGGCCACTAAAGCCCTTGAACTTGGCCCGCTTCCGGGCTACATACTGCCCCATTATTCGGACACCTCCTCAGCCTCGGACCACTGCCACAGCCCAGGAGTGTCGGGGGCATACACACACCCCGGCATGGTCAGGTTGCAGAGGTACACCTTGCCGTTGTAGCTGTAATACTTCCCCTGCTCACTGTCCATGCCATAGACCCAGGGGATAGGGTCCTCTAGGGTCCCGGCGTGGGTCTGGTCAATGGGGCGGTAAATGGCCGTCATCCCCTCGCCGTTGGGGGGCTGGTGCTCCTGGGGGGTAACAGGCTGGACCACTCGATAGAGCTGCCCGTCCAGGTTCAGCACAGTGTTAGCCTCCAGCTGCTCCCCGGCGTCCAGGGCCTCCTTCCAGGTAGTGAACAGGTCCGGCATCTGGAGGGCATTGTCATCGGAGATGTCAGTGGCCTTCCGAACATAGAGCCGGGTGGCGGCCTGCATCTGCCCGGACAGCTTTGCGGAGGAGGTCACAGTCTCAGACATGGCCTGCAGCTCCACGCCGGCGTCCGCCTCCTCCAGGCTTACCGTCTCCAGGCCGTCCAGCCCATCCCGCCCCAGCAGGTGATATGGATTTCCGGCAAAAGAAATGCCCTGAGCCTCCAGCTCAGGGCAAAGGTTGAAGCAGCCATTCGCGGCCTTTTTGATGTACTTCGGGGCCTCGGTCATGCCGATAAGGGCTCCGTCTTTGATGATTTTGAACATAAAGCACCTCCGAAAATAGCGTATGCCAGCCTCTCCAGGCGGAGAAGCCGTCCGTGGTCATCGAAACTGCGGTAGTAGGCCCGCTGAGACTGCATATATTCGGCGGCCTCAGCAAGGGTGCGCCGCCCTGAGGCGACCTCCCGCTGGAAAAATTTCAGCTTCCGGCGGCTCCGCTTCATCCCATCACGGCAACCATTCCTTTTGACGGCCCCGCTCTCAGTCAAGGTGAAGCGGACCTTACAGAAGCGGAAGGGCTTCGTAAGGGGGACAATTTTGCACTTGCGCTTGTTTACCCGGATACCCAAGGCCTCGAAGCGGCGCACCACCTCGCGGGCCAGTTTCTTCAGCTCCTCAATGTCCGGGAGGGCGATATAATAATCGTCCATGTAGTGACCAGCCACATGGACCCCGGCCTGGCACTTTATCCAGTTGTCCACGCTGCTGGGCAGGGCCACCATCTCCTGTTGTGACGGCTCCACCCCTAGCGGCATCCCACGCCCAGGGGTAGGGCAAGGAGAGCTGGCAATGACGGAATCGGCCAGGGCCAGGAGGCCAGGGTCAAAGATGAGTTGCTGGTGCCTCTGGTACAGGGAAGCGTGAGGGGCATTCGGAAAAAAGCCCTTCAGGTCCAGCAGGAACACACCCCCTTGGCGCCCATACCGGCGGAAATGCCAGTGAAGCTGTTCCTCCAAACGGCCATAGGCCCAGTGAAGGCCTTTCTTCTTCTGGCTGGCTCCGTTGTCATATATCATGCACGGGCTATAAAGGGGTATCAAGACCTCATTGCACAAGGTCTTATGGATTTGCCGGTCTGTAACATGGGGAGCGTCAATCGGGCGCACTTTTCCCCTCTCCCGGAGGGTAAAGTGTGAGCATTTCTTGAACTTATGCCGCCCCAGCAGTATGTCCCGCCGTCTCCGGGCGGTGCCAGAGAACAGATGAAGCTCGAAATTTTGGGTGCTCTGCTTCCAGCGCACTCCGTTGCAGCACTTTTTCCCCCAGAAGAACATTTTCCGATAGCCGAAAGACTTCTTCAGGCCTCCAAGTTGATCACAGCGGGCCCGCTTCTTTTCCAGCCGCCGGGCCTGGCGGCGTTGGTATCGCGCCTCACGGCGCTCTTGGCTCGTCATAATAGGTATTCGCGCCTCCGCATAGTTAAGTTGTAGGTGCGCCTCTAAACTACTTTGGCTCAGCACATGAAACAGGTTCAGCGCAATCCCCTGCCATGCAAGAAGCGTCCGTGCGGAGCCGTCAGAGGGCAGTTTTAGGGATTTTCACCCAGGGAAGTATGTCTCCTTTTGCGTGGGTCGTCTTTCGCTCTCTTGCTACTCCATTTGACCCCGCATATCGCAAAATCCGGCCACGACGCCGGCAGACCAGGAAGCATTGTTGTTGTTGTAGTTGCCGTCGGTGTTCACGTTTACGAAGTTATTGTTGTTGTTGTAATTGGCGGACCGAAGCCACCACCAGACGGCCCGAAGGGCCGAAAACACCGCGCCTGGAATAATCAGACATACACCCAATATTGAGTTATTCTTTCTTCTTCGCCAAGCCCTTGATTTGCCCCTTCAGAAGCTCGTTCTCCTGGTCTATCTTCTCTCCGAGGCTTTGGGCCATGCGGTCCAGCTTCTCCATTGCTTCAGACGGAGGAAGGCTTTTCCCTTTCCCGTCCGTGAAGCAGCCCTGGGGGTTCTGGCTCATCAGGGTATAGCAATGAGTGAGCCTCACGTCCAGGGCCATGAGGGAGGCCCTGGCCTCCAGGAGATGGGCTTTTCTCAGCTCCACCCGCTGAAGGTCAGACGGGAAGATGCTGTTGGCCTTCTCTGCATGGTCGATGACCTCTCCGGCTAGTTTGGCGGTAGGCTCAGCTAGGAGCCGGGAATACCGAGCAGACAGCCGAGTGAGAAAGCCCAGGGTCTCGACAAAAATCTGATGGGCCGTGTTCACGAACTCGGCCTTGCTGGTAGTCCTTTTGGATTTCAGAACCGACATAGTTACACCTCAGTTCCGCCGGTCTTAATTTCACCGTGTTCCTTCTCCACGTCCTCCAGGTGCTTCAGCAGCACGAACTCGATATAGTTCGTCACGGAACGGTGCTCGTTGGTTGCCAGTATTCCGATTTTTTCAAACACCTCATCGGAAAGGCGGAGGGTGAACACTCTCTTGTTGGTAGCCATAGAATACCCCCAAACTAATTGGCATAGAGCTATTTTATGGCTATTTTCGCCTCCTGTATGCACTCAAAAGACAGTTAAGTGATAGCACTTTTGAAAGGGGGCATTTTCAAAAAATCGCGTCGGCGCTTCGCGCCGACATTCTTTTTTTCGGCGCTCCCTGGAGCTGCTTTCTTCTACCGGGGGACCGCCCCCTTGCGGGGGCGGGATGGGGTCTGGATAGCTCTGCGGAGGATTAGGCAGCAAAGCCGGCCACGACGCCGGCAGACCAGGAAGCATAGTTGCTGTTGCAGGTGCCGCCGGTGCGCACGTTTACGAAGGCATAGTTGGCGTAGCAAATGGCGGACCGAAGCCACCACCAGACGGCCGTGCCGGTAGACGAATGTCTGTACGCTACACGAGAGTTGCCAGCGGAGAAGTAGGCATACTGGGCCTGGCTGTTCTTCTCATACTCATTGGCAATATATCGTGTACCAAAGACCTCGAACTCAGCAAAGAGCCAGAGATAATCGGTGGTCGCTGTGACGTTCCCGGCTACGTTGCTGGCATTGCCGGTGTTATCCGTGTACTTGGTCACAGACTTCATCACGGCGCGGAGGTCAGAGGGCAGGGCCGCCAGCAGAGTGTTGGCCGGGGGGCTGGAGGGGGTCCCGGTGTTGCCCAGGATATTCCGCCTCATGTTGCTGTTGTTCCACCCTCCAGAATTGGTCCGGCTGGTATTCATGTTGAAATAGCCGCTGGAGGTCTGCTCGTTTCCGTACTGGCTATCGCACAGGGCCACCAGCTTCCCGCTGATTTTCCCGATAGCGAAGTGGGTCCTCTGGCCGCCCTCTTTACTGCTGTTATGGTTGAAGCCCACGATAAAGGCATCAATGGACTGGTTGGAGAAGGTAAAGTTGCCCACTTTCCCGTTGAGCCGGATACTCTTGGTATCTCCCACACTCCACACGTTGGCGGCGTCTCCAGCGTCGCTGGCGGCCTTAATAGCGGCCCAGGTGTTAGAGTTCAGGGTATCGTTGAAAAGGTTCACAGTGACGCTGCACGTCTTACTGGAGGGGGCTGTGTGGTTAGTTCCCTCAGCCACATTGACGGTGATAGTGGCGGAGCCATAGGCAACGGCGGTCACGGTAACGGTGGTGCCGCTCACACTCACAGTAGCAATGCCGGTTTTGTTGGAGGAGGCGGTAATAGCTCCATCTCCAGGGCGGGTGACAGTGATGGTCCCGGTCCTGCTGGCATTATTCAGGGTCAGACTGGACCTGTTCAGGGTCAAACTGCCGGCGGCTTTCCCAATACTCCAGTTAACGCTCTGAGGACCGATGCCGCCACCATCCCACTGATAGTTGGAGGTGGGGGTGAACGTAGCGGTATAGGTCCCGGCATTGGTCCCGCTGGTAGCCCCGCCGATGGTCAGCTTCGCGGTATCATAATTGGCCCAGGTGGGAGACTGCGCCGAGCCGGTATAGGTCAGGGACCCAGACTGGCTTGGGAGAGTGGAGACGGTAGCCCTTCCAATGGTCCAGGTCGCTTCCTTGGCCGCCGTGGTCCCATCAGTCCACTGATAATTTGCCTTCGGGGTAAAGGTGGCGGCATAGCTTCCAGCATTGGTGCCGCTGGTGGTTCCCCCCAGGGTCATCTTGGAGGTATCATAGCCGGACCAGGTAGGGCTTTGGGTGCTCCCGTTATAGGTCAGGCTGCCCGTCTGGGTAGGCACACTGGCAATGTTCGCCCTGCCGATGCTCCACTGGACCGACTTCGGGTCTTTCGTGCCATCAGCCCACTGGTAATCGTCCTTCGGCGTAAACGTGGCCGTGTAGGTCCCTGCGTCGGTGGCCTCCGTGGTTCCGCCCAGGGTCAAGGTGGCCGGGTCGTAGCCGTTCCAGCTCGGAGACTGCGGGGACCCGGTGTAGGTCAGGCTGCCGTTCTGGGTGGGGATAGTGCTGATGGTATGGGTCAGGGCCTCCACCTGGTCAAGGGCGTCCTGGGCAATCTGCCTGATGTCCGGGTGGGCCTCCTCGTCCACGTTATGGGCGGCAATCATCTCGGCCACCTTCTCGACGGTCACCAAAGTTTCGAGGTCAATATCTGCGGTCACATTGTCCACAGCTCCCACAGCGGCCACAAGCTCGAAAATGGCAATCTTACCGACGGTAGAGGTCTTGCCCTTGATAGGCTCAGGGGCGGCCTCCAAAACGAGATATGTATAGGGCACCTCTCCCAGGTCCGGGTCCTCAGCATACAAAAGAACGCCGGTCGCGGAGAAGTCAGCCGTCACATCGTCGCTGGTGATCTGCGCGGTGACCTGACACTCTCCATCGACCGGGTTCGTTACCCCACTGAGTTTGGCGTCCATCACATATCCGGCGGGCTCAGTCATCGTGGCCGGGGTGCTCCCTTCTGGGATACTCCCATTTCCCACGGCGACCCTCGTATAGTGCATGGTACAGCGACCAGCAAGCACCTTGGCAATAAGAGCCTCAGCAGGCGCGCACTGGTAGCAGCCATCGGTGAATAGGGACATAGCTTCAAGCCTCCTTGTCTATTCTTTTTCCTTTGATACGGGAGACAGTGTAGGTGGAGGAGCCCACAGCGGGCGCCCCAGATACCACCGTCTCGAAAGCACAGCCGCGGGAGATGATGACCTCATACTGATACGTCCTTCGGTTCCTGAGCAGGATATGGACCTCGATACCGGCGGCCGCAATACGTTTCATCAGCTCCGCAATGACCTCGATGGAGGTCAGGCGCTCAGAACTCAGAAGGGCCTCGTCCACGCAGATGCGGATTTTACAGGGGAATTTCTCCTGGATTTCAATATCGGTGGGCTGGACGTCGAACAGGCTTGCGGCGGCCCAGATAATGGTGTCGATGTCGCCACCAGACATGAGGGCAATCATCTTGACCTTGATGAGGAGCCGGTACACGGTATCAGTGGCCCCGCCTCTATCAACGCCAAAATTTGCCCCGTAGCGGTCCAGCACAGCCCCTTTCGCGTTGTCCAGGTCATCCCATACCCTCATGCGCTCTGCGTGCTCATGGACGAACTCCAGGCCCCAGGCCAGCGTCTCGAACAGGCGGCCGATATTGGTCTCCAGGGGCAGCCCCTTTCGGTCGTTCCGAATATCCTCCCGCGCATAGGCGCTGGTGAGCTGGTCCAGCATTTGAGACAAATATCCGTAACTCATGCTTCGATGCTCACCTTCTCCCCATCGGTGACGGCCTTCTCCCTGGTACCTATCTCGATGTTGTTCTGGCTATAATCTGCCCCGTCCTTGCTGATAAGGAGGTCAAAGTCTACCACGCCAGAGACGCCGAGAATAACGCCAGGGATAGCCATATAGAGTACGTCCTGCCCGATGGTCAGGCCGCCCCAGGTATCGCCCCCGATGTAGTTGATAAGAGCCTCCTTGATGAGGTCATTCCCGTTGTAAGGGAAATTGCTGTTGGTCTGAAGGTTCGTGATTTTCAGGTAGACGGGGACGGTGGTGGGCCTGGAAAAATTGATGTCGATGCTCTGGCCGCTGGCACTCAGCACGGCAATGGTTTTCCCTCCATAGGTCTGTATACCGGCGGCCTTGCGGCGGTAGATGGCCGCCGCCACCTCCTCGTCAAGCCCTCCGTAGGCCACCACCTCGATACTGTGCGGGGGGAGGCCCAGGTCGTTTGTCTCGTCGGTGTCGTTCTCATAGCAGATGACAGAATAGATGGCCTCCACATTCTGAAGGAGCTCACCAGAGATGGCGTCCGCGTTCACGCCGCCGGCATAGTCCACGGACTGATAGTATCTGTCCCGGAACTCCTCATCGGTTTCCCGGCCCCGGCCACCATCCACAGCGGCAGAGTTCGAGCAGGAAGCCACCCCGTCCAGGGGGTTCACGATTTCCGTCACCGTACCAGCAGAGGCATTGTAGTCGGAGCCAGTATCCACGGCCTGAACGGGGAGGGTCACGGTCCCGGAGCTTTCAATGCGCCCCTCAGTCATCACGGCATACTGAAGGCCGGCCACAGTCTTGACCAGGAAGCCGGATGGGATAACCGTCCCTGCGGTCCCGGTGAAGGTCACATAGCCGGTCGCCTTTTGCGCCGGGAGAAGGGACAGGCCGATGGCCTTCCCCAGGTTATAGAGGCTCGTGCCCACCGCCGTATCCACAAAGCGGCTGTTGTAGACGTCCTCCATCAGGGAAAACAGGATATTGAGTATCCAGGCGAACACCCGGAGGAAAAGCCCCAGGGGGGAGCGGACGGTCAGGTTGGCCCTGTCCCCGAACAGCTCCCGCGCCTTATACTCGATGGCGTTCAGGAGTTCAACATAGGTCGGGCGGTGGAAGCCTCGCTCGGTCACGCCCCATTCTTCGTTGTTCAATTCATCGTCACCTCCGCACTGATGGTATTTCCGTTGGCGAGGCGCCCCACAAAGGAGATGTCAAGGGCCCGCCCGGTCTGCGTATAGTTTACTTCCTCCACCTCCTGGACCTCCGGCTCCTGGAAGATGGCAGCCCGGATGACCTCTGGTATCTCGTCCTCGGTCAGGTCCTTCGGCTTCTTCCCCATGATCGCCTCGTAGTCGGTCCCATGGGACGGGACAAGGGCAAACTCACCGAGCCAGGTCTGGAGGGTCAGGCGGACCGCCTGAGCCGTCGTATCATCCCCGGACACAGTTTCCATCATGCCGTCGGCATCAAAGGTGATGTCTCTGCTTTCAGGGTCAATTTTCAGCGTATAGTTTTCCTCCACGGTTCACCCTCCTATCAGGACATCGGAGCTGCCGGAGGAGATGGACCCGGTCCCACTATGGGGGGCCAGAGCGTCCCCCAGGCGGGCCGCCGGTTTCCCATTGATAAAAACGGAGCCGCTGCCAGCGGCAACGGCTCCAGAATTAGACCCACAGCAAGCGTCCAGCTCCGTGGTGGTGCTTCCCACCGTAGCCGCTGGCTGCCCGTTGATATTCACGTCCCCGGAACACCCCCCGGAGATTTGTCCAGAGATAGGCAGGGGACCATGAGGGGGGACGTGGCCGGTGTGCTCTCCGCCGGTAGTCCCCTGTATGCTGTCATTCAGTCTGGCGGCTCCAGGCATAGCTCGGGCCCTCCTTTCTCAGTTCAGATTGACCACGCCGCCGGTGGTGGTCAGGTTCCCGGTTATGGTCACATTCCCCTTGATGTCGATGCCGCTCTTGGTCATGGAGAAGTAAACACTCCCGTCGGTGGTCCCCATGCAGAGGGTCCCAGAGGGAAAGCCGGAAATGGTATTGGCCCCGACACGGACGCCCCCCAGAAAGATGGCGTCATCCCCGCTGTGGAGCCGTTCCGTATTGGGGTCAGCTTCAGCCCCGCCAGCTATCACCGCGTCGCTGTCCCGGTCCAGGTACAGCACCACGCCGATGTCCCCGGCCTGGTACACGGGCCGGAAGGCCCAGCCTCCGCCATAAATCATGGCAACAGGGACGGCCAGGACCTGGGGCTTCGTCTGGAAGCTGTCCTCGTCCGGGTATCTGGTGATAGGCTGCACATCAACAGTCATGTTGGCCTCGTCGAAGGCTACCACCTTCACGATGTCAGCCACGCAGATGGAGGAGGCCATGGACTGGGCCTGGGCATCTTCAAAGGCCCGCTTTTTGCTTTGCCGTGCCATGCTATCCCCCCTTACGCCGGCTTCATTTGGATGGTGGTTTTCCAGTCTCCCTTTGGGCTGCCGACGTGTTTCCCACTCACCACGACGAACTTCCCGTTGAGGCTCTGAGACTTCACTGTGACAGCATCAGCAGGGCCGATATGGTAGTTGAGGAGACATTCCCTGGTGACGTAGTTCCCCTCCTCGTCCTTGGCCTCGGTGCTTTTCTGGCTATCAGACCCCACCGCTATGACGGTCTCCTCCACCTCGTCACCAGACATGAGGAGCCCGCTTTCCGGGGTCAGCACCAGGCCATTGGATATGCCCTTGGAAGGGTCATTGATTATGACGGAGCCGGTCCTGATGAGGAACCGGCTCTTGCAGTCATTCACCACGACCTGCTTCAGCAGGTCCTTGACCTTCCCATTGCACACCAGGCCCCGGTCATATACCTTGTTCACAGCCAGGGTGAACTCGCCCACCTCCAGGCCGAAGATGTTCAGCAGGTCGGAGACGATTTCCTGCCCGGTGCTCCCCTTGGCATAGGTCTTGGTGACCTTGGAGCTGAGCCATTCATCCATAGCGGCGGTGGCCGTGATGCTGGTTATCCAGTTCGTTTTGTCGTGCTTATGGGAACAGGCGGAGACCTTTCCCACGAAAATGGCCCCGATGTCCCCTTCATAGCCAGCGTTCAGGATGATAACGCTTCCCCGCTTGATACCCTTCCGGGTGCTCTCGGCCAGATTATAGGCCTTGAAGGTGGCGCTCTGGAGGGTGTCGCTGTCCTCGAAGGGGACCTCGAACTCAAAATACAGGTCGTCCATCTGGTAGACCTTAGAGCCGATTTGGAGGGTGGCCTCCCTCATCCAGAAGGGCATTTATTCAGACCTCCTCTCGTACAGGTAGAGCTTGACCTGCTTCCCGAAGTTCTCCCAGGTCACTTCGTCCACCTCGTCCCCGGTAAGACACAGGGGAATGATGACGGGCAAGGGAAACCGCTCGTCCTCGATAGGGCCAAACATGGGGCGGCCATACCGCACGGGGTCCCCATAGGCCAGGACCTCGCCAGTATTGGCAACGCTCAGGTCGATGGTGAAGAAGCCCCCCACGTCGTTGTAGCGGACGGTGAAGGAGTAGGTCTTATCGGTCAGCTTTATGCTGAAGGTATAGGGAATTTTGCTGGTGTCGATGTCGATATACTCAACCTCGGCGCCCAGCTCTATGAGCTGAAGCATTTTCCGTCACCTCCTCCCGGTATTCGTAGGCGTGGACCGGGAGGAAGGCCCGGAACTGCTTGCGGGTTTGGTGTTGTAGGTATTCACATAGGCGGCATAAGCCGAGCTGGATATAGTCTCGGATACGGTGGTTTTCAGCCCAGCAGCAGACGATTTGGAGGTCTGAGACGATGCCTTACTGCTGGAGCTGGAGGAAGTCTGAGAAGCGGCGGTGCTATCCTGGTCAGACATCATGCTTGCCGTACCGCTGTCCTCGCTGCTCCCTATGGTGATCTGCTTCAGGGTCGCAGTGAAGGTGAAGCCCTTCCGATTGGTAGCGTCATGGGTGGACTGAAGGTTTTGGATGACCAGGTTATTGATTTGGTTCCGCCCGGTATAGGTCAGGACGTCGCCCTTCATCCACATCTGCTGGAGGGTGGCGATAGCCGCGGCCCCGTCGGTCACGGTCCCGGAAAGCTGGAAGCTCAGGGGGGACCTGAAAACATGGTCGTTGATACTGCCGCCACCCTCTATTGGGTTATCGGTTATAGTGCTCTGCCGGCTGACGGTCTCCTTGTTGATGACGCCATTGACGAAGGGCTCAAAGCGAACACTTCCGCATTTGGCCCCCTGGAGTACATACATTCGCTTTCCCTCCCTTACGCAAAGCCGTGCTGCATAGCTCTCTCGGCGTAGTCCTTCTCCTGAGCTTCAGCAAAGAGCTGGCCAAATAGGGCCCGGACGCGGGCCTCCAGCTCATCTACGGCCCCGCCGTCGGCACCGCCATTGACCACGATGCTGATTTGGGGATTAAAGCTCATGGTACGGGTGTTATTCTGCTGGTTGGTGGTGCTGAAGGAGTTCACCAGGCGCTCGGTCTGGTCCGCCGGGATAATGGCGGACCCCCCAGGCAGGATGGCAAGCTCGCCGCCCTCCTCGTTCATCCAGGTCGGGCCGCCGGGGAAATTATCCGTGCCGCTGGCATTGTGCGGGATATTTGTGCCGACTGTCCCGGAGGTCGCTGTATTGGCCTCTCTCGCCGCCGCTGTGATGCGTTTGAAGTCATCGACAATAGAAGTAGCCCCGGCATCTGCGGCGGCTGTCATGGCGCTCCAGGCCGTTTCTGCGTCGGTCTGCATTTGGCCGTAGGCGACCTCGGCAGAGGTCCCCATTGCCATAAAGTTTACGTCGGTGATTTCAGCGGCCGCATTGGAGCTTTCTTCCACAGCTTTGGTGGCTGTCTCGGCGGCTCCGTTGACCTTCTCCTGATATTCGGAGGTATCCACAGCGAGAGAGGTTTCCTTGGAGGTCACGCCGTCCAGGTTCTCTACGGCCCCGCTGAGGTCATTCACAGCGCTTTCACTCTCAGAGGCACCACCGAACAGGCCGCTGAAGAAGTTGACCACCTTACCCACACCATCAGCCAGCCAGCCGACTACGGACCCCAAGACATCAGCAATGACCCCCAGCACGTCCCCGATGGTGGATAGGACCGGGCTTATGGCCTCCAGGATGGGAGACACCAGCCCCAGCAGTTGCGCGATTGGGGGAAGCAGGGCCTCGGCTATGCTCTGAAGGGGGCCCATCAGGGGCTCGATAATGCTGGTGGTCAGCGTGTTCAGAATATCCACCAGGGGCGGCATGACGGTTTCGGCTATCATGCCGACGATATTTGCCAGGGGCGGCAGGATAGTTTGGGCCAGGCTGGAAAAAACAGAGATAAGGGGGGTGGCCGCCTGGAACAGGGTTCCAAGCACATCCGTCAGCACCGGGAGGAGAGTCTGGCCCAGCTCCATGACCACGGGGATGGCCTCCCCCAGCCCCTCGGAAAGCATACTCACAAAGTCCATCAGCATGGGCTCGATTGTGGGCCAGCTCTCCAGAATAGTGCCGAATAGCCCTTCCAGGACGGGGGTAAACTGAGCCCCGGCATCCGCCATGAACTCAGACCATACGCCGTTCAGATTTTTGGTGCTGTTCACCAGACCCCCGGTGTCCTTTATGGCCGCCTGCTGAATGTCCCCGCTCTTATCCAGCAGGGCATTAAGCCGGACCTGAGCCATAGCAGCATCGTCCAGCTCGTCGATTTGGCTACCGAGGCCCATTTCCATGGCCTTATTCTTCAGCACAGTATCGTCGATATGTATGCCGTACTCCTCCAGGGCGGCGCTGTTGCCGGAGAGGTAGTCCTGGACCACCCCCAGGGCGTCAGCATCAGCCATGGAAAAGGCGTTGCCGAAGTCATAGGCCAGGGACGTGGTGACCTTGGAAAGCTCGGCGGCGGCATCCCCGGTGATACCCATTTCCCCATACATGGCTTTGTTGGATACCATGAAGGATTGCACCTCAGCAGTGCTCCGGTGGACAGAGGCCGCATAGTTATCCACCCATGCGGCCGCATCAGTCCCGGCAAAACTGGCCTCGAACTTCTTCCCGCTGTTCTCAGCAGCACCGGCGGCCTCGATTGCGGCGGCCCCCAGCTCCTTCAGCATATCAATACCGGCCTGGATTGCCTCGAAGCCGACAAAGGCGGCCAGGGCCCCCTTGATGGCCTCCTTGACCTCTCCGCCAGCCTTCTCGCCCTCGTCCCCCATATCGTCGAGGTCCCTTCGGGCATCGTCTGCATCATCCCCCAGGCCATTGAGCCTGTTGGCGGCCTCCTCCACGGCCCCCAGGAACTTCCCCTTGATGGTGGCTATCGGGTGAGTGAAGGCGGTCCCAATGCCCTTGACACCCTTTTGCACCTTCCCGGTGAAGCCGGAGATTTTCTTTTCCGTGTAGCCAATGGCTCCATCAAAGCCAGCGCGTATGGTTTTGGAGGCGCTGCCACTTTCCTTTGCGGCGGTCCCCATAGATTTGGCGACGGCGGACCCGAAGCTGTCAGCCTCCCGGCCCATGGCCCGGAAGTTGGTTCCGATATTATCCAGGCTGTCCCCGGCGTCCTCGGCTTCATCCCGCATATTCCGAAGCCCTGCGGCCCCGGTGTCAGCCCCGGCCTGGATACCGGCTCCCATATCGCGCCCTGCTTCTTCAGCGTCTCTGGCGCTGTCCACGGCCTGCTCCAGACGGGTGACAATATCCTCAAGCTGGTCAATAGCGTCCTTCAGGCCGAAGTCGAGCCCGAAGGTCATCTCTCTACTGTCCGCCATTTTTTCCTCACCTCCTTACACGCAAAAAGAGGGGGAGGCTCATGTGGCCCCACCCCTCTTTTTGGTCCATTCTGTGTTGTAGAGTATCCTGGCCTCGACAGCCTCCCGGTAGTCGGCCATGTCCATTTCGCGGAGTTCCTGATAGGACAGGCCATTGCCACCGTAGACCATCATCCAGAATGCCTTATTGCGGACGGCCCGCCGGTGGGCCGCTTCCAGTGAATACTCACTCTCGAAGAAACTTCTCGATGGCGGCGATCAGCTTCTCCGGGGTCTTTACGTCCTCCTGGGCGTCGAAGTAGCCCATGCCGTCGGTTTTCACCTCAGCAGGGGCAATGACCACGTTCTTGAACATGGTATCCAGATACTTGGTGGTGTCCTTCTTGCCGCCGGTCATCCCGCACTCGTCGTTGGTCTGGAAATACCAGGTGGGGGACACACTCTGAAGGGTGAACTCCTGGCCGTTTACGGTGACCTTCTTCTGCTTTGCCATATACTTTCGATAGCTCCTTTCACTCAGCGACTTTGGCCTCTCCAGCCATTTCTTGCTCATAGTCCTTGCAGCTCACCGCCGCCGGGTCATCTCAGCACCATGGAAGGCACATAGATGTTGATGGTGACGGTGCTCTGCTCCTTCTGGCGGGCCGCGTCGGGCATCTTCAGAATGCGGCAGTTATCCGCACTCATGGCGAAGCTGTCCGCATCATTGGCGTCCTGCACGGATACCGTGATGAGGCGCCGCTTTGCCTCCAGCTCCCGGAGATAAGGGAGGCTGGAGGAGGTAGACATGAGGGTGAGGGCGATAGTCCCGCTCTCATTGGCGTTCTCAGAATAGGCAACGTCGCCCTTGGCCCCCACGGATGGGGTCACGCTGTCCTCGTTCTTGCTCAGGGTCACGACACCATCAGAGGCGAAGCCAGTAATGGCCCGGCCAGCGACGATGACGTTTACCTTTTTGGGGTCATAGCTCTGGACCTCGATAGACATGGATTTTCCTCCCTTCTTACGCGCTCAGGGTGGCCCGCAGGGTCCCCTTGACCTTCACACCATGAACGGCCCCTTCAAGCTGGGCCTCCCAGGTGATGTCGGGCATCTGCCGGTTACGGGCCTGCTCGTCGGTAGCCTCAGACCGCTTGGGCACGGTGACGGTGTAGACCCCCTGGCCGCTCTCGGTATCCAGGGCAATGATGCCCAGGTCCACAGCCCGGTTGAGGGCCTGGAAAACACCATCGGCAATGATGGCAAAGCCCTCGTCGGTGTAGCCGATTTTGGCGTTCTCCAGGAAGATGTCGTACAGGTTCTCCCGCATGGTCTTGGCGATATAGTCAGCGCCCATCTGCACGTCGATGAACTCACCGTTGAGGCAGGTCCCGTTCTTCACATACTCCCGCTTATATTCCACGGTAAGGAAGTTGACGTTAGCCTCCTCCAGAGCGTCCCGCTCTGCCTTGGTCAGGTCGGGGACAGCAATGCCCTGGGGCCGCTTGAACTTCCACGTCACGCTCTCAGGGTAGAAGGGGCCCACGTTGCCCACATAGGCGGCGTCGGCATATTCGGTGGGGTCATCGGTATAAATGACAATGCTCCGGGCATTGGTCAGGGCCAGCTCCTTGTTGGAGGTCTGCCCAAAGTAGAGCTTGCGGTGGTCCTCCTCACCGGCCCCCAGCTCCGCCTCGGTGGGCTCGGTGCCCTCAGCCCAGGCGCACAGGGCCTCCACAGCCTCGGCCCCGGTCTGGTCGGTGAGCAGGATATACCAGTCATCGTCGGTCTGCCGGAGGGTTTCGATGGCCTGGACCAGAGCGGTGGCCTTGTCGCTTTCGCCGGTCCCAGTAGGGGCCTCGATACCGGCGATTTTCACCTTTCGGATAAGGGTATCGGCCAGGGTAGTGTCCCCCTGGTTGAACAGCTTCTCAGCCATTGCCGCGACCTTTTTTCCAGTGAAGGTGGTCTGGATGACCTCCAGGTCCCGGTAAGTGTCGATGGCCTTCTCTCCCTCGGTGGAGAGAAGCAGAATGTCCAGGTTCTCGGTGCCGGTGGGCCGGGCGTCGATGTTGACAACAACAATGACATCATTCGGCATTCGTTATCACTCCTTCTGTTTGGTAATTACATTGGTGACAGTATCAACCTCGGCAAGGTCGGTGCGCGTGTACCTCAGCCGGACATCGAAGCCAAACCGACGGCCCATCTCGTCCAGCTCCAGGGCGTCCCTGCTGGTGGCGTTGGTCACGTCCACCACCACGAAACCAGCCTTCTGAATGGCGTAACGCCCACCATGAAGGAAGAAGCCCTGGGCCAGCGTAGCCAGCTCCAGGGCCTCGTCAGCGCCCAGGATAGACACCTGTTCGCCGTCTTTCTCCTCAACTCGGTTGATACTGCAAGCAGTAAACGACATGGTGGTGGTCGGCTGCTCCTCCCGGACCTCCACCGCTGTTCCTTCCGTACTCCCGTCCTCCAGAGAGTAGTTGCCCAGCCCATTGTCGGGGGTGTAGTCAGAGGTGATGGAGTACACGATGAACGGCGGCTCCATCTCCGGCTCCACCTGGGAGTCCATCAGGACGGGGCAGCCGACGAAATTGCTCAGGGCCAGGATAAGCGCATTGCGCTTCTCGATATAGGACCTCATTTCGTGGCCGCCTCCCCTCTGGCTTCCACCAGATACCGCTTCATGGGGTGGATACTGTTGTGGCCCAGCTCCTGGGTGACGGTGTAGGTGATCTGAGTTTGAGGGTCAAAGACCTGGGCCCCGACCCTCAGCGCATAGCCGTTGGTGTAAATCTTCTCGCTGTGGTCAGAGACGGTGCCGGTGATTTCCCTCACCAGGTCCTTATCGCTGACCGGCAGCACGGCCCCCTGGAAGGGGGTCCGCTCAGTAGCTCCCCCGGGGATATACTGGCCGCCCTTAGACTGGTCGAACTTGCTCCCAGCCTTCAGGTCGTACATGGTGTGCAGCAGCCCGCGGGGGATAACAGGCTGCGCCATTTTGAACGCACTCATTTAGTCGCCCTCCTCCACCTTCCAGGTGACAGAATTGAACAGCCTTTTGGTAACCACCAGGGGGCTGTTGGCCCAGCTTGGGGCCCGCTCCTTCTGGATACGGCCCTTTGGCTCAAAGTTCGACGCATCAGACATGAACTCGTGGATAAAATCCACGGCCTTTCCTCCTATCCATTCGGCGGCGGTTCGGGCGTCCTTCTTTCCCCGGACAATATCCGAGACCGCCTCCCGGCACACCTCAGCCAGGCGGTTGCGGTTGGCATCATACCCAGCGCGGATGAAGGACCGTTCCGGGATGGTCACGGAAGGCAGAAGCAGAAACAGGAGATTGAGGTCATCGGATTGGCCTTCCTCTCCCTTCTTTCTCCGCTTGCGGGGCTTCTTGGCGGTCACCCCCAGCAGATACCCATTTTTGGACCTGATAAAGAACAGGTCCGGGAAGTCCCTGGGGCTCTTGTCGTAGCTCTCTTGGCTGATTGGGATACACAGATTTTTGGCCTGCTTTGCATGGATGACGGCCCCATACTCATGGACACGGGCGATAGTCAGTATCTCGCTGTCAGCGTCGCCCTGGATACCCACCTTGATACGGAGCTTCTGGAGCTGTTCCAGCTCTCCCTTTATCCGCAGCAGCTCAGGGGTCACGCGGTCGCTCAGTTTCATGGCTCACCACCTCATGTAGTGGCTGAGGGTTTCCATCCACGACGCCCTGGGCTCCTTGTCGAAGGTCCAGGACACGTCGGAGATAGAGAAGGCGGAAAGCCCCTGGGACCCGTTCACAAGGATGGAGTATTCCTGTTCCGCGATACCCCAGACAATGGAGATGATGTCGGCGGGCAGGTCGGAGGGCTCATCCTCTGTGGCGTCCTTCGGCAGGACATAACCGGCGGTGAATTTGACCTCCAGATAGCGGCTGGCGGCCCGGTAGTCATTTGCCAGCCCGTAGGGGTAGCCCCGGAAGGTCCAGCCCATGTCCCGATACAATACCCCGATGTCGCCACTCATAGAGAAGTCATAGGTGCCGGGGTCAATAAGCCCCCCGGTCACGGTGTCCTTCACATACTCAACAGAGCGGATGGGGTACTCCCGAAGGACAAGCTCCTGAGCGCCGGGGCCAGCGTAGCGGTCAGTATAGGTGGCCTTTCCAAAGTGCCGCCCGGTGATGGTCTCAATCCAGGCAGAAGCGGCATTGATGATGCGAACAAGGTTGTTTTTGGTGGCCTGGTCCGCCGCCTCCTCAGAGATGCCCAGCCGCTCCATGGTGTCCTCCAGTGTGGTCATGGCATTAGGGGCCAGGGCCACGGTTGCCTCGGACATGAACTCGCCTCCCTTCAGCGGGGAGGGGGAAGGCTATTCGCCCTCCCCCTCCTTCTGCTCCTTCTCGGTTTTCTTGGAGGTGGTCCCTTTGCGCTCCTTTACGGGCCGCTCCAGCTTATTCTCAGCCGGTTTTGCCTTCGGGGGGTCATATACCCTTGCCATAGTGAAAACCTCCTTTGTACGCTTCTCTACACGGCATTACGCGGGGGTGTAGGCCTTATCCCCCAGCACCAGGGCGGCGGTGGCGGTGCAGGAAGCAGAGGAGCCGCCGGTGCAAACGACCTCGACCTTAATCTTGATGAACTGCTTGCAGCCCACCAGGTCAAGGTCGAAGTTCACCAGGGCGCCGCCGGCGGCATCAGTATCCAGGGAAATGGAGCCGTCAGCGTCCAGGGCCTTGTCCACGGGGATGAGCTTATCGGCGGCGGGGGTATAGCTCCCGCTCTCGGTATCGCACTCGGTCACGGTCAGCTTAACAGCCAGGCCGGTGGGGGACCCAGTGGGAGTGCCCACCAGGACCCCCAGGACAGCAGACAGGAAGCCGTCACGGTCAATAGCGTCCTCGCTGGTATAGGGAGTGACCTTCACGTTCTGAATGAGTTCACGCTTCATGGTTCTTTTACCTCCTGTTTCTCAGGCTCAAAAAGCCTTGATGTTCTTGACGTGGATGAAGCTCTCCTTGTGCCGGGCGGCGATGTCAACGTACATCAGGGCACGGGTGGCCGCCAGGTTCTCCTCGAAGGCATTGTGCTGAACGCCGTCCTCGTCGGTCCAGGAGCCGTCCAGGGTGGTGTAGGTCTCCAGGCCCAGCTGCTCACCCACAAGCAGGTCGGACCAGTTACCGAAGGCCAGCTCAGTGAGGCCGGTGCCGTCGGTAGTGATCTGATTGGACACCCGGTAGGGGAAGCCCAGCAGCTTGCCGCTGTTCATCTCATCCCGGTAGATGTAGGCGCCGGTGGTGGTTTTCATATTCATGAGGTAGCCTTCCAGCACGGAGTTGAAGGCCCAGCCGAGCTTGTTGTCATCCACGTTCTTGGCCAGGACCTTGGAGCGGATATACACGGGGAAGTCGGCGGTGATGGCACCCTCAGCAGAGGACAGGTCGGTGTTGCCCAGGGTCTTGGCGTCTACGTGCTCAACCTCCTTGTCGGTGAACACGCCGAGGGGCTGGAACTCGCCGCCCTTGCCGAACATAGCGCCGAAGTCCAGGCCCAGCTCCATCCGGCGGGTCAGGTCGTTGGCAAACATCTGGTCGGCAGAGAAGTTGGTAGACATCAGCAGCTCGCGGGTCTGGGGGACGATAGCCTCCAGGCGCTTGGCGGACAGCTTAATGTTGCCGAAGGCGGGCTGGCTCTTGGCAATCTTGCGGCCCTCACCGCCCCAGGTAGCACGGGCCCCGGAGGTCATCTTGGGGATGTTCAGGTTGCCGTTTGCCATGGGGACCTTCTGAGCGCCCAGCTCAAAGATGACGGTCTTGGCGTACAGCAGCTCCACGATGTCATCCAGGTAAACCTCCGGGATGAGGTAGCCGCCGCCGGAGGGGTTGGTGGCAGACAGAGCCTTGAACTCGCGGGCCATCTCAGCATCGTCATACTTCTTCCGGGCGTAGAAGGAGGCCATATCGGGGTCGTGGCGGCCAAACACGTCCAGGCACTTGATGGCGCGGGCGAGCTGGATAGCGGGGGGCACAGACTTCTTGGAGGAAGGAGCCCCGGCGCCCCGGCTCATGTAGATGCCGCTGTACTTCCGCTGCACGGGAGCAGGGGCAGCCTTACGGCCAGGGGCAGACTTGGTGCTGGTGGGCCGGGCGGCAGCCTTGCGGCCCTTCGCCTCGTTCTCCTCCATGCCTTCATCCTCCTTGGCTTCCTCATCCTCCACGCCGTCATCGGCCTTGGCTTCCTCCTGGGCCTCCATAATTTCGCCCACGGCCTCCAGGACCTCGTCGGCGCTCACGTCGCCCAGCTCCTCGCCAGCGTCCTTGCGGGCCTTGCGCTTCTGGGCCACTACGTCCATGGCCTGCTCAATCAGGGCGGAGATGTCAGTGGGGGCAGCCTCCACAGTGGGGTCGCCCTCCTCGCCCTCGCCCTCAGCCTTGGCCTCGGACTGCTCCTCCAGGGCCTCCTTGACGCAAGCCTTGATTTTCTCGGTCAGCTCGTCGGCCTCCATCTTCACAGACTTGCGGCCAGCAGGGGCGGGGGAGTTCTTGGTCTTGGGAATGTACTTGCTCATTCTGGTGTTCCTCCTGTCAAAGTAAGATTTCGATGGTGGTAGCTCCGGCAGGGTGCGCTCCCTTACCGGCTTCAGGGGCCGGGGCCCCCTTGGGTGTGCTCTCCTCTCCAGCCTCACGGATGATGCTGTCAAGGGCTTTGGTGGCGGCCTTCATACTGGCGCTCGCCTCCTTCAGGGCCTTCATCCTGGCGGCACTGATTTTGCGGCCGGCTTTTACGTCGGCTGCAGCTTCAGCGGCCATGGCGTTGGCTCTCTCGGCGGCTTCAGCAGCCTGCTTGTAGTCGGTGATGACTGCCTCCGGGTTCATAGCCCAGGTGACAACGGACACCTCCCACAGCTTCACCTCGCGGAGATGACGGACCCCGCTGTCCTTGTCGTAGTCGAATACGACAGGGTCATACCCGATGGACAGCTCATTGAGGACGCCATCCTTCAGCAACACCTTGATGTCGCGCCCCATCGAGGTGTCGCTGACCTTGGCCTTGATGTAAAGGCCGTTGCTGTCCTCCCTCAGTTCCAGAGGGCGGCCAATGGGAAGCCAGCAGTCGTTATGCAGGGCCAGGATTTTGACCCGCTCCCAGCCTTCGGCGATTGTCTTCGTGAAGG